GGCTGTACTCGGACATGATTAAGGCGCGAGAAGCTAAGGAGAAAGAGTCTGCGCGGCTTGCTTCTCTTGGCTTTAAAGCTATTCCTATTAAAAATGTTTTTGCAGGAAACTCCACTACGGTAGACCTAAAGTCTGCTCAAATAGGTAGTACATGGAAGTTTAACGATCATGGGGACGAGTATGAGTACCGGACTGCTGACCGTGGAACTAAGTATGTAACTGCTCAAGTTGTCTATTCGTCTCGAGATAACGCCCCAAAGCTAATTCCCATGGCGGTTTATTCTTCAGTCGCGGGCAAGTTAAAGCGGGTAGGTGTTATGGGATTTGAATTCGTTTCTTGGAAAAATTACGCCACGTTTTTAGGTAATTATCACGACACAGGAAATGATTTTGCCAACTCGGAGCGGATCAGGTTTTCGATGGGGCTTCAGGTGAAAAATGAGGACCTGTCGAAACCATTATATCTAGTGGCAGCTAAGACTGGATGCGCAGATAGATCAGAGGATCGCTTTGGAAACCCTCCAGTTAAGTACTACACCTACTCGTGCAATTCCTTTCCTGATGTACTTAGTGTTGAAGATTTTTCAAAGGGAGAGTTAGGAATTATTAAGCGCCTGGATTAATTCGTTTTTTAATTTTTACCTGTGTTCGCACTCAAAACCCGCTCCGGCGGGTTTTTTGCATTCTGGAGGTTTTATGGCAGGCACTGACGTTCAGGGGATGCTCGTCCGAATTGAGGCGACCACAGCCCAGCTGCGTCAGGAATTGGCGCGAGCAGACTCTAGTGTTGGTCAGGCTTCCGATCGCATTGATCGAAACCTGAGTAGGGTCGACAACGCATTCGACCGCGCCGGTGACCGTGCACAACATGCCTCCGGATTAATCAAGAGTGCTTTGGCAGCAGCAGTCGGCGCTGCCTCAATTGGTAAGATCATCGAGACCGCTGACGCCTATAGCCAGATGTCCGACCGCATCGGTATGGCCACCGGCAGTGTGGGTGAGTACAACGAGGTGCAGGATCGCTTGCTGGAAACAGCCAAGCGAACCTACCGGCCACTGGCCGAGGCCCAAGAGCTTTACATTCGCACCTCTGGCAGCTTGAAGTCCATGGGCTACAACACCAGCCAGGCGCTGGATGTGATGGACAGCTTCAGCTTCCTGCTGGTGACCAACTCCGCGTCAGCGGATAAAGCCAGCTCTGCCATTGACGCTTACTCAAAAGCGCTGCAAACCGGCAAGGTTGAAGCGGATGGTTGGCAAGCGATTCTGGCTGCGATGCCTACGGTTGTTGACACCATCGGCGAGTCCACCGGCAAGACTTCAGAAGAAATCAGCAGCCTAGGCGCGCAGGGCAAACTTAGCCTGGACCTGCTTACTGAAGGTCTGCAGCAATCGGCCGCTGCCAACGGCGAGCTGGCAGATAGCATGGGTGTCGCGGTGCGTGACGCGATGCAAAATCTGTCGAACTCTTTCACCGTTTACATCGGACGCCTGAACGAAACTTCAGACTTTACCGGCGTTCTTGGGAGCGGTATTGCCACGCTTGGCGATAACTTTGAAACCCTTGCAGACATTGCCATTGTTACAGCTATCGCGGCACTTACCCGATACGCGGCAACCGCAGCAAGTGCTGCTGCAACAGCTACTTACTCTGCTTACCGGGACGTGGCCGCTCGTAAAGCACAGGCCACGGCGGTTTTGCTCGCTTCGCAGGCTGAGCTGCAAAAAGCTCAGACCTCTGTAGCACTTGCACAGCGAGAAGCAATTGCCGCCCGGGGTACAGCTGTTCAGACGGAAATGTCACTACAGCTTGCCACTGCGCGCATGGTTGAAGCTCGGGCAACGGCTGCGGTTACTGCTGCTCAGGCTGGGTTAAGTAGTGCATCGGCTGGCCTGCTCGGGATCCTCGGGGGACCACTCGGTGTTGCTGCTCTGGCAATTGGTGCCGCCACGGCATTCCTTCTTCTGCGCGACAACACCGGCTTGCTTGAAAAGAAACTGGGTGATCTGGCCGACCCGATCGACAAAATCGCCGAACGTTTCGCAAAGCTTAACCGTGCAACACAGTCTGTAACTCTGCGAGAGCTTGAATCAACCATTGGGGATATGCAGTCAAAGCTTGGGCAAATGTCCGGCGCTATCGCTGATAAGTTTGAGGGCGATCTTCGCAATATGGGGGCGGGTGGCGCTGCAGGCCTTATGGCTGGTCTGACAACCCTTCCGAATGATGTTCAGGCTGCCCTGGATTTAGTTCGTAAAACTTCACAAGACCAAGCAGCCGGCATGACGGTTGACTGGAAAGCAGTGGCGGATCAGCTGCGCACCGTTCCTGGCGTTACCGAAGCGATGGCGCAGGCCATGGAAAACAGTCAGATTCCAGTGTCTGAGTTGTCTACTGAACTTGATAAACAGAAGACCGTGCTTGCAGCTCTGACTGGTGAGACGGACGACAACACTCGCGCCGAGCGTGAGAACGCCGCAGCCAAAGCAAAAGCATCCCAAGAGGGACAGAAGTATCTTGATCAGTTACTAAAGCAATTGGCTGCTGCTCAGGACAAAACCTACCTTGATGCAGCAAACAGATACATCAAGGAAAACACACTACTCACTGAGGGAGAGGTAGTTGCCATCCGCTCGGCAGCTGCCGCAAGAGATGCGCAAAAAGCAGCAGATGAAGCGGCTGCAAAGGCCAGGCAGAAAAATGCAACCGGCGCAGATTCCGCCGCCAAACAGCAACTTAAATCGTTCGAATCTACCGAGGAAGGCTACAAGCGTCAGATCGAGCTGATCAATACCACGGGCGACAAAACGAAAGACGCCACCGAGGTGATGAAGCTTTCGTTTGAGCTGCAGGAAGGCAAGCTCGGCAAGCTGTCTGATGCGCAAAAGAAAAAGCTGCAGGGTATGGCTGCCGAGCTGGACACCCTGAATGCGCTGAAGAAAGCCAATGAAGACGCCTTGAAGTTAGAGGCATTCAAAAACGCTCAAGGCGTCGGCACCCAAGCCATGAAAGATGGGTTTGAGCAGGAACTCAAAGGAGTCGGCAAGGGTGATAAGACCCGTGACCGGTTAAAGGCAGATCTGGCACTTGAGCAGAAACATGCTGCTGATGTTGCCAGTCTCAACGAACAGTTCCAGGCAAAAAATATCAGCGAGGATCTGTACAAGAGCGAAACGATTGCCCTCAAGGAAGCGCTGGCTGAACGCATCATTGCTCAGGAGTTGTACTACCAAGCGGTTGATGAGCAGCAAACCAACTGGATGAATGGCGTGAACGAGGCATGGGCGAACTATGCCGATGCCGCTCGCAACTATTCCCAGCAGGCTGCGGACCTGACCTCTGAAGCGTTGGGCACTGCAACCAGCGGACTAGGTACGTTCTTTTACGATGTCGCTACCGGTGCCCAAAGCGCAGATGATGCCTTGGGCGATATGGTCGGCAACTTCGCAAAGTCGATGCTCCAGGCTTTGGCGGACATGGCGGCTCAGTGGTTGATCTACCAAGGTGTTCAGATGTTGGTTGGTAAAACCACTCAAGTGAGCGCAGCTGGAACGATGGCTGCCAACGCTTCAGCCATGTCTCTCCAGGCTGGTTTGGCCGCATTCGCATCAACCGCTGCAATTCCTATCGTTGGTCCTTTCGCCGCACCTGGTGCGATGGCTGCGGCCATGGCTGTGACAGCCCCACTTGCTGCGGCTGTCGGCATGACCGCCATGGCCGGTGCTGGATTCAAGGAAGGCGGCTTTACAGGTTTTGGCTCTAAAGACGAAATTGCCGGGCCGGTTCACCGTGGCGAATACGTGTTCGACGCAGAGGCTACGGCTCGCATTGGTGTTGGCACTTTGGAAGCGATGAGCAACGGCCGTCCTACGATAATCGGTGCTGGCAGGGGAAATACCTCTGCTGCCCCGGCTCCCAGTCGGGCGCCTGCCGATAAAGGTCTGACCGTAAATCTCATCGAAAACCCAAGCAAAGCCGGGCAGGTAGAGCGCGGGCGAAACTCAGACGGCTCGGAATCCCTGAACCTGTTTGCTGCGCAGATCCGTGCGGGCGGTAACGAAGCGTCAGATACGTTCGAGTCTGTTTACGGGCTCAAGCGAAGCCCTGGCTAAAAGGTGATTCATGACTCCAATCGAACAGTGCTACGCCTCAGGCGGCGACATGATCATCAAGACCGTCGAAGTCCGGGCAGAAGGAGAGAGCGCCACACTGCTGTTTTCTCAGGGCTTCGATGACTGGACGTGCGGTACCGAGGACGGCAGGGAGCTCGCCTTCCCGGGTGTGGCGATGGGGGATGCGCTGCCCAAGAGTGACGGCAGCGGATACCAAAGCTTGAACATCGAAATTGATAACACTCTGGGCAACGTGCAGAAGGTCGTCGAGGAGTACCGGCTTGCTGGGAAACGGATTTACATCACTCACCGCGAATACCTGCTGAGCGATCTGAGTTATCCAACATCGATTTACCACCTCACGGTGCTGGATCGAGAGTACGCCGACAACACCGCCAAGTTTTCCTGCGGGTTCTTTGACCTGCTGAACATTGGGTTCCCGCGAGACAAGCTCACCACATTGGTCGCACCTGGCCTGAAGTACATCTAACCATGCTCAAAAAATACTTATCCGCCCCTTACCGGGATGGCGGCCGGGGACCTATTGCCTTCGATTGTTGGGGGCTGTGCATCGCGGTTCGCCATCAGCTACTGGGCCTGCCTCTGCTGCCCAGCCTGGGCGCTGTGGGCAAGGACCGGCTACGCGAGAACACCCACGCTTACCACGACCTGAAGCAGGGCATGGAAACGTGCGCTCCAGAGGTCGGCGCCATTGCGGCGGTGTTTCGTGGCGCGCTGTGCCTGCATGTCGGCGTGGTGGTCGAGGCTGATGGCAGGCTCAAGGTGCTGGACACCAACCCAGGCGGTGTACGGCTGCGCACCGTCCGTGAGTTTGAAACTGACTTTCCAAGGGTGGTCTTCTACCGTGATCGAATTTTTCCCGAACAAGATGACCGGCTCGGCACCGATGGTCACGTACACAACTGATCGGCGCATGACGCTGGAGCAGTGGCTGGTCGAGCAGTCGCCCAGCTACCAGCGGATGGAATCGCCTCCGATCAGCATTGTGCTGAATGACGAACTGATTGAAGCGAAGCGCTGGCACAAGGTGGTTTTCAAGCCGTCTGATCATGTCGAGATCTATCGCGAGCCCAAGGGCACTGACCCCTTCAGCATCACCTACGCCCTGTTCGCAGGCGCGAAAGCGGTGATGAAGATGATGGTGCCGAAGATGCCCGGCATGCCTTCGAACTCTACTGTGCAGGGCAACCCCCTAACCGAGGCCAGTGCCAAGGGCAACAAGGTCAAGCTGGGCGACACCATTCGCCAGATAGCTGGCCACCAAAAGGTATACCCGTCCTACCTGGCTGAACCACGCACCTGGTTTGTTTCTCCACGGGAGCAGTGGATCGAGATGCTGCTGTACGTCTCGGCGGGCGATCTGGATATCCCTATCAGCAAGATCAAGGTTGGCGAAACTCCACTAATTTCGCTGGGTGCCGATGCGCGCGTGACGATCTATCCACCAGGTGCGGATGTGTCGGGCGATACCGCATCGATGCTCTGGTACAACGTGGCCGAAGTGGGAGCGAGTTCAAGCGGATCTGCTGGCCTACAGCTGACGGTTTCGAACAGCATCACTCCATCGGCGCGGGCTTCGGCCTACCAGTTTAATGGCGATACCATCTCGATCCCTGCGGGAGCGGGTGCGTTTCCTGCGGATTGGGTCAGCGGCTTGGTGATTCGTGCGCTGGCTTACTACGAATACACGGTCATCGATGGTGGGACGGGTCGTGACATCGTCCAAGGCCCTCTGGAGATGCTCAATCCTGAAGTCGGCATGCCGATCGAGGTCGTGGGTGCCAACGGCGGTCTGTACATCGTCAACAGCTACACGCCCTATGCGCCTGCGATACCACCCGGCGCAGGTACTGCTTCAACGCTGCGGGGCTCCAGTGCTCCGTCGCGCTACGATTTTGATGTGACGCCGTTGTCGCTCACAGTCAGCCAAGGCGGGACGTCATACCCGGTCACCCTGAGCACTGCTACAGCCGACCTTGCCGGTCTGGTGTCGGCGTTCAACTCAGCCAAGGGCGCTGCGCCATTCATTGCCAGCGCCTCGCTGGGCCGACTACTGCTCACGGAAATGTCCGCTTTTACCGGTATGCCGCTGACATCGACGGACGCGACTCTTTTCGGCAGCAGTCCAATCAGCAGCACCGGCACTGCGCCAACCAGCGGGTCGCCTGAGCAGCCCGCAGAGATGACCTTGAACTATGACGGCGGAGCGCCTGCGAATGGCCTTGCGCTGGGCACTGGCTTGGC